GGTTTATACTTTGTATCAAGAAGTATGTTAAATCCAGTGGACAATTTTTGGAATGGAATGTAAAATATGTGGTATGTAATATTTTGGACAGTATTAACAATTTATCTTTTGAAACAAGTAGGAGTATTTAAAAAATGACATTTCTATCATGCCCACCTGTATATCATTTGCCAGGAACATGGACAGAGTGTAAGAAACCATTAATTAATCATCTTAATCTTGAACCAAGTACAGGATTTATGGTATTTTTTGGATTGCTTTTTATATTATTAGTTGCTTATGGTATTACTAATTTAAAGAAAGCAAAATGAAATTCGACCCTAACAGCATCCCATTAAGGAATACATCACAAGAATTTGAATATGAGAAAATATCAAGAGAAATTGATAGGTGTAAGGATGTTGAAGAGTTGCAGAATATGTGTAAGTTTCTACTCAAGTTAGAAATGAAAACTAGGGAGACTTATAGTATTATGATTGCTGATACTATTGAAGCAATGAACATAGACCTACCACAGGACAATTTGTAAAGTGTACACTATCGGTTGCAATACTTTTCAATATGACCTATATTAAGAATGTCGAAACAAACCAACATAAGACTTTCAAGGTTGCGGAGACCGAAACTGAAGTCATTAGATGACTATTAGATTTAACTAGTATAGTTAAAACCAGTAACTGTATGATCGAGGAGGTGTAAGTCCCCATTGATTAATGACTAGTCAGTTAATCAAAAGAATACCACGCAGTCGCACCACGCATTTAATTTGAACTTAAGCAGTTGAGTTTTGTTTCGACCCACCTACACCACAAAATAGTGGCATTTTCAAGCACCTGTCTGATGTAAAATCCTAGGTCTCAGACTACTGATGTAAGACCACTTAAAACTGACAGTTAAATAACTGTCACAAGAGACCTAACAGGTCTCTTTTTTTATGTCATAATAATAATATAGACAACAAATTAATGAATTTTATTCAACGATACAAAAAACCCGAATACATTGGAGTCGGGGATAATGTCAAATATAATAATAAGGAGTATCAGGTTCTTATTAATTATATTAAGGGAGATAAAGATCGTAAGGGATTTATCCCAACAGAAAACTTTACTATCCTAATTGACCACAATGACAAGAGAGTAACATGTCATGACTATACTAAACTTGAAATCTTAACAAATTCTACTTTCATATCATGAAAACAACACCAAAAGAAAAAATGATTATCGGACTTATGGAAGAAGTCATTAACATTCTATCAACATGCAAAGACTTATCAGACCCAGAGTTCTCAATGTATGAGACTATGAAACATGCTGTTGATACAGAAGTTTACTACCCACTATACGACAACTAAGGAGGAATTAATTATGTCATACTGCGATTTATGTCATGTCTATGATGCCGAGCATACTGATGGCGAACCTGATATGATGATCGGGAGATATTACAAACCATTACTAGACTATTTCTATAGTGTAGAGGTCATGGGCGAAAAATGGTGCGACTACAACTGGGGAAAACTCAAAAACTCAGAAGGCGATGAAGTCACTTGTATGTGTCAGATATGTTTCAATTCTATGGATAGGATGGGTAAAATCAAATGGAAATGCTCATCATGAATTCAGTAATATCAGGAACAAAAGCAAAGCAAGATGGACACAAGTATGAAGAAGAGTGTGTTCATCTTTTAAATGAACGATTTGGTGGAGACCATAAAACTGATGGCAGACCACAGACTAAGGTAGATGTATATGATAATGAAGGAACTAACAAATATTCAGTAAAGAATGTATCTAAAAACCATACCCAAGTAGCATTGCTATCAAGCAAGAAGTTTATAGATTACTTTGGTATTAGTGATAGTCATTGCGAATACTTTATAAAAATGTTCTTTGGATATCCAAATAAAAACCTAGTATCTATTGTTGAGAGCATACATCCATACTTAAATCTTAGTGATGCTGAAAAGAGACAAAATAGAGTATATAGAAATAATATATCAGATGATATTGTTGAAAGTTTCTTATTATTCATGAATTCATATAAGATGGAAATATTTGATATTATTGTAAAAAGAGGATTTAGTGGGGATAGCATTAATCATATAGTATGGAGAAACAAGATAACAAACAATGTTGATATCATAAATGTTGATTCTCTCGTATCACTAGTTGAAAATGGTACATGGAAAATAAATAATACTACACTAGAGTTTAGGACTAGTGACAACTTTAAACTATTCCATTTACAAATGAAAGGAAGCGGTAAAAAATATAATAGTGGTTATCATGGGATGATGTTTCACATGTATTGGAGGTAATATGCGAACAGATACCACACTTGAAAAGAAGGATGAAAAATGGTATAATAATCAACATATACATCCAAATGCTAGGGAAGATGTAGTGGACAGTAAGGAAAGTGACTACAGACCTGCATATTGGCAATAATCATACACTATACTTAATACATACGATATTATTAAATCATTGATTACACTAAGACCTCATCAAGAGCGAACACTTGACAAACTAAAACAGTTCAATAAAGGTTGTGTGTATATTCCTACTGGTGGTGGTAAGACTATCATTATGTTGGAAGATTTAGTACAACGATTAGAAACTAGTGATGCTCCATTAACTGTTGTTATTGTTGCACCTCGTTTATTACTAGCAAATCAATTATGTTCTGAATTTCTAGAATATACACAGGACAATGATAACATAGTTCTCAATGACAACTTAAATATATTGCATGTTCATAGTGGAGAGACATCTTTCGATTCATCTACCAGACCTCGTTACATTCATGAGTGGATAGTTGATAGACAATTTCAATTACAGCATCAAATCATATTCACTACATATCACTCACTAGGCAGACTACAGGATGCTATGATAGATGTTGATATCATGTATTGTGATGAAGCACATAACGCTACCCAGAAAAACCATTTTGTTGGAGTTGCTAATACATCTACCAATGCATCTAACAGTTATTTTTTTACTGCTACACCAAAATACACTAGACAAGTAAATGGTAGAGGTATGAATAACACCGATGTTTTTGGTAAAACTCTAATTAGTGTTCCTGCACCAGAATTAATTGACAATGGTAGTATTATACCACCAAAACTTGTAATACATGAAACAGAGCATGTGAGAACTAAACAAAATGCACCTGATGTAGATAGAGAAATGATATTAGAAATTCTCGAAGATATATCAGAAGAACAAAGTGCTAAAGTTTTGGTTGCTGCTCCTAATACTACAATATTATGGAGAATATTATCACAGACAAATCTCTTATATGTCTTAAAGCAATTAGGTTATGATGTATTACATATTACATCAAAGCATGGTGCTTATGTCAATGACAAGAAAGTTGGTAGGGATGTATTCTTTAATACTCTAACAGAGTGGGGAAGGGATGACAATAAAAAGTTTATTGTATTCCATTATTCTATATTATCTGAAGGTATCAATGTTCCAGGATTAACTCATACAATATTGTTGAGAAATCTACCAGTTATCGAAATGGCACAGACCATAGGAAGAGTCATAAGACTACATAAAGAAGATGCAGATAATATTGCTAAAGGCAATATTCCAGTTGGTAACTATCAATTATATCGTAAATCTCATGGAGTGGTTACAGTTCCGTTATGTGGTAAAGCATCACTCTCAACTAGGAAGAGACTAGAGAAGATTATCGAATTAATCTTTGAAGATGGACTTCCTGCACATTCATTCGCTAACTCTTAACAATGGCATTCCTACACACTATTTTTTATAAAAACAATGGTAGTGGTTCTATGTTAGAATCAACTATTATAGCATCATCCCCTGATGACGCTAAAACAACATTTCTATCAACTCATCCCGATGCAATGATCGATAGAATATTAACAACAGTACCTGCTAAGTAAACATCATGTTTTTTGAAATTCGCAAACAAGAAGTAATTTTCTATAGTCCAAACTTAGGACTTCAGAGTGTTATTGTAAATAGCAATAATCCTGATGGTGCTAGACAATTAATCCTAGAGCAATATGGTAATGTTGATATCAAGAGAGTAAATTCTCTATAGGAGGATATCATGATAACACCAAATTGGCAACACCATAGTAAGAAGGACAAGAAGAGAACACTAAAACCACAGGCACTTAGGAGTGCTAGAGAGAGACGCAGACAGTTGATAAAGAGGCACAAGCACCTTTCAAAAGGTGCTTTTTTGTTGCTATACTAGATGTATAAACAAAGCAAATCAATTATGCCAAATACACCACCAATACAAATTGATGAACGACTTGTAACAACAGCACCAACTGATGTACAGGCAACTCAGGCAGATGTTTTAAACTATGCAGAATTTCTTGCTCAAATCCTAGAGCAACATTATAGACAGTACCACAGAAATATGTTACTAAGAGGTACTTCAGATTATTCCAGAGAACAGTTGGAAGCAGTAGATAATGGAAGTGCAAACTTAATGAAGTTTAGAGTACAAAAAGGTAAGAGATATCTCAAGGTTATTCAAGTTGAGTTCGATACTTTTCAAAATAGAAATGAGTACAGAGATAGTTCAGTACACGCATTTATAGACAAGAATACAGGCGATGTATATAAACCTGCAAGTTGGAAATCCCCTGCAAAGCATGTCAGATACAACTTACTTGACCCCAAATCTCGTGAGTATTGCTACAAAGTTGCAGATTGGGTTGGTTCATATCTCTATCTAAGATAATGCAAATAACAACAATTACAAAACAACAATTTATCAACGGAGATTTTAAAATGAACAATCTTGATCTTTTAAGTGATGTACTAGAGGATTTTTGCACTAAGCATAATATACCATTTATGAGTGCTGATGACATAATAACAGCACACATATATGCAGAAATCCCATCACTAACTCAGTATCAACAAAAATGGTTAGACAATTACATTCAAGTATGGGATTTAACTCAAGATCAGGGGAATGTATCATGATGCCAGTTGTAATTTTCTTTTTAATCGTTTTCAGTATCCAATTAGCAAGTGATGTATGGTCATGAACAGAACAATTATTAATTACACATTCCAAATAGAATGTGACCACGATGATGCACCAAACCCAGTTCATTTATGTGAGGAAATTCAAGCATATTTGAATTCTGGTTATCATTATGATGAACCATTTGAAATGGTAGAAAAAGCAGAAGTAAAAGGATATCATGTTAAAAGAGACGAGTTCAACCCATTTTATGCACAGGAGAATTATTAATGGACAAAGCACTAATTAATGAACTAAAATCTTTTTTAGTTGAGCGAGTGGTTGATAATATGTCAACCGAGGACTTAGTATCATATGTTACAGCAGACCTTGATGACATGTATAAAAACATGTCGGATGCTGAATTTATCAATGATGCTCAAAACTATTGGGAAGATCACTTTGGCGAAGTTGTTGATGAAATTCAAGATTATATCAAGTGTGATTTCAAAAGACCATTAAGAGAATCATTCGAGGAGACAAACTAATGACATTCGACTCAGAACACTACTATGCAGTTCAATCATTTTTAGATGATGATGAACTATGCAAGATATGGAACATTATCGAAATTGCTATGAACAGAGAAGGTTACGATGTAGAAAACTCAGAACTTTCGATGAGACTATACGATGATGAACTAACAGAAAATGTTGAATATGACATGGGTATAACATAATGGCATTAAAGATGGACAAAGACCTTAAAAAGTTGATGAAAAAGTATGATTTCAAACTTGAAAAGGTTGGCAAACACTATACTTGGCATGGGGCAAATGGTGCTATAATAGTAACATCCAAAACACCAGGAAAAGCAAGATATCTCAAAGAGATAGAATGCAACATTCGTAAACAACTCAGCAATTAATCTCATGAACAAAAAGCAATTTTTCCCATCACATTCTGAATCTATCGATGTAGGATATATGACCTACCTTGATTTACTAACAGAATTACAAAATTTAGATGAAGATAGACTTTTAGATGTTGTTACGGTCTATGATACACTAGACGATGTATTTTTACCAGTTGGTAGGATTATAACAAATAATCATAATGAGAAGATCGGAAGCACATGTTTAGAGGTATGACAGTTTAATTAGTGTCTACAAATGCATGTTTTTGGTCAGATCATTTATTATAATAGATGTATAGGACAGAGGAAAGGTTTACGCCCCAACCGAGATAATTTCAAAGGAAAGGTTACCGCCCCAACCGAGTCCTAAACTCTATTCAATTTAATTCAAAAACTATGCGAAAAGGATTAAACATCGAAGTCACTAACTCTCAATATGACTTCCTATATGACCTCGTGATGATGGCATACGAGTTAGATATTCCATCTCAAAAAGGTTGGGATATGCAAACTTTCGACAATCTTGTTGATAATGTATGCCAAGCAACAGAGACTAATTTATCAAACAATGTAAGAGGAGTTTAAAATGAATTACAGAATGACTAAAAAACAAGCAGTTCAGCAATTTAGATGGGATTGGTCAGATTTTGTACAAAGCAATCCATCATATAGAGGAGACAGTATTGCTAAACGATGTGCATTTAACGATTATGTTGACTCACTCAATAAAGACGGTTTAGTAACAGATTATCAAGCATACAACTGGAGCAACCCATTCTAATGAGACATTTAATTCCATTTACAAAAGATCAACTTCAGATAGTTCAAGCATCTTTGCAACTATCCTTAAAATATGCTGATAGTCAGTATGTTGACAATGTTAACGAGATCATGAGAGAGATCGAAGACAATACCAGATTTGGGGGAAATTTATGAACATTCAAGAAGAAATCTTTGACCAAATCGAAGAACTAAACACTAGTTTAAGAGAATTAAATGATGGCGATTTAGTAGAATGTAGATCAGCATTAATTGATCGCACTAACATAATCATGCAACTATTAGAGGAACTTTCATGAAATTCTATAATGTACAATCTAGAATAACCAAGGATAACCCAGTTCAATCAGAACATTTTGGTAGGCATTTTTGGTTAGATGATGAGCAAGAATTGATGAGTTGCCCATCATTCAATGATGATACAGCAGATTTTAACAATGCTGATTATGTATCAGAGTGGACAGACCTCGAAGGTTTAGACCTAGGAAAATTGTTAGAAGTTTATAAAACTCTCATCAATCATGATTATTATATTGATGAACTAAGCAATGTGTAAACAATTTATTAACCCTAAGATCATGAAACTAAAACCAAAAACAATTAAAGTAGAATTCACATTTGATGAATTATATCAAATGAACAAATTGTATGAAACAATGTTGGATATGGATATGACAGAAGACCTACCCAAAGAAATTGAAACTAGTTTTGATAAAATTCGAGAGGCAAAGTAGACAGTTTAATTAGTGTCTACTCATGCCTGTTTTTGGTATCATTACCTATTATAATGAGTATATACAAACGGAATTCAGAAATTATGAACAAAACTCAAACAGTTATGAACCGAATCGTACAGGTTGACAACTTTCAGAATATGGCATGTTGTTGTGCTAATTGGGATGAATTCGTAATTGAGTTAGCAGAGTGGGGTGTTGACGGTTGTGCTAAGATCGATTTTGATGACCCAGAGTTAGATGTTGCTAGACTAGATGCATTCATACACGCAGAAAACGGATATGTAAGGGAGGTTGCATAATGAGACCTTGGGACAAATCAGAATACACCGAGTATAATGATCTAATGAGAAAAGCAAAGAAATTAGAACTAGAAAGTCAACTAAAGCAATTAAAAGCAATTCAACTTGACAATCTCAAAAGAGAACCGAATCATCCTAGAAACAAATTTGATTATGCTATCATAGTTCCAAATCATCCCCTAGGATATCATGAACACTATTGTATGGACTTAGAAGTTGCAAAGCAATCGGCAAGAGAGTGGTCAGCAGATTATGGTCGAGTATCTGTAGAAGACAAAAACCTAAACA